ACGGAATACACAGCGGGGCAGACTTCCCCGCAAGGAGGGATCGGAATGTTGTTTGAAAAATTCGGAGAATTTGACTCTGCGGAAGAATTGAACCGTGCCGCCGCCGCACAACTGGCGGAAGGAGATATCGATGCAATCTATGGCATCGCAGAAGAAAACGGAATTGACCGGGAGGATGCAGAGGACTACATAGACGGCGCAGCGCCGGAGCTGTGCACACCCATCATGGCAGCGCTTGGAAAATTAAAGGTAGAAGCAGCAGAGCTGGAGCCGCAGGAGATCATGGAGGACTGGCTGACCTATATCCGTATCCAGTGCGCGGAGCACCCGGAGACGGCGGAAGCAGTCCGGAAAAAAGAGAAGAGCCTGCGGGGGTGCATTGCGAAGCTGCTTGTATGGAGTTTTAAAAATGCAAAAAATGTGGATGAGAAGATCGTAAAGGCAGCAGGTATCAAGCAGGGCTATCCGGTCAAGCTGGGCATCCCCGGGATGGCGCGGGCGCGCCGCATCATCACGGAATACTACACGGGGGCGGGAAAATGATCGCATACAAGGGATTTGCGCCGGATTTTACCGCAAGCTTCGGGAGCGGAAAAAAGCAGTACCATGTGGGAGACGTGTTGGAGGAGGATAGCTCAAAGACGGCGCGGACAGGGATGCACTGCGCAGAGTATGTCCTGGACTGCCTGAGATGGTATCCGCTGGGAAACGGGAACCGGTACTGTCAGGTAGAAGCCAGAGGGAGCATCGATGAGGACGGATCCGTCCAGATTGCCTGTACAAAAATGCACATCGTCCGGGAACTGAATACAAAACAGATCGCATCGGCGGCATGTATGTATATGGTGAGCTTCCCGGAGCGAGACTGGAAGCGTAAGGGGAGGCTGCTGGACGTGGCGGAGGATGCTGCCAGAGGGCAGGGGGCCGGCGCGATCGCCATTGCCCGTGGGAAGGACCCGAAAGTAAAGGGGTCGGCGGGGAGTGTGCTGGCGCTGCTGAAAGAACCCAAAAAGGGGCAGTTTGAGGCGGCGAAAGTATTCGAGGTCGGCGGGGACATCCTGCCGGATGTGTGGTACGCGATCAAAAACGGAAAGGTGGTAAAAAACGAATGAAAAGACGGCTGGTATTGCGGGAAACGCCGATAAAGACCAAAAAGAAAGGGAAAGTGGTTACCGTGCAGAACGTGGAGAACATCCTGATCCTGAACATGTACCGGGATAAGGATCTGACCTGCCGATACTGTATGAACACGGACACCGGAGAATATGAGACATGGGACGCAAAGACCGGGGAGTGGTCAGTGATGAAAGCCCACCGGGCAGCAGGCGGGCTGGACTGGTACGACAACGGACGATCCGTTGAGAAAACTTTAAAGTACGACCCGCCGGAATCCCGCGCCCTGATTAAAAAGGCACTGGACGGGAAAACATGGAGGAACTGGACAGAGGGGCTTGTGCTAATCGACGATGTGGAAACAGACTACGGCAGGGATCAGAGGGAAAAGAAAGAGGAGCGCCGCATGGAGAGGGAACGCAGGCTACAGGAACGCGCCCCGAAGCCCCCGGAAGACTTCCGGGACTGGGCGTTAAAGGCAGCAGGCGGCGGGAAGCATTATCTTTTTTGGGACAAGGGGAAAAAACAATATGCCTGTACCGCCTGCGGGGGCAGGTCTGATGCCAAAAACGTGCCGGGAAAACACAATGACATGTCGGTGTGCCCTTCCTGCGGAGTGCAGGCGCAGGTCAAACGGCGGACAGGAAAGATCATGGAGCGCGGGAAGGTGTGCCTGATGCAGGATATGGGTGCAGACATGTCGGTGTGCAGGCATTTTGACATCAGGATGGAGTGGACAGCGGACGGGGAGCACGTCCACCTGTCGGAGGGCGTGCGGGTCATGCCGCTGCGAGGGCATAAAAAATACATATGCCAGATCCGGTATAACTGCTGGGGCAGGGATGATAAGGGCGTGTGCTTTGACAAAAGCAACCCAGCAAATCGTCGGATGGGGAAGTGTTACCTGTATCCACAGGGCATTCGAGAATGTCTTGTGGATACGGAATATGAGGACTGGACGGGAATCATGGAGTGGATGGCTGCCGCAGGGATCTGCGCGGACTATAACCGGATGATGGCATGCGCCGACAGACGGATGCACAGCGTGGTGGAGTATCTGGCAAAAGGCAGGTTTTACAGGCTGCTGGAAGAAACCACCGAGTGGATCAGCCTGTTTTTCTGTTCCTACAGCGGGACGCTGGACCTGGACGGGAAGACGGCGGAAGAGGTGCTGAGACTGGAGGACCGCCAGAAGATCAACCGCCTGCGGGATGCGGATGGCGGGGAAGCGATGCTGGAGTGGCTGCGCTGGTCAGAAGAGACAAAAGAGAAACTGCCGAAGGAAGCACTGGAATGGGTGCTGCAGGAAAAGGTATCGCCGGGGCAGATCCCCGGAGGAATGTCGCTGCTGAAATTTAAAAATTACATCATAAGGCAGCAGGCGGAATCCTACCCGGGAAAATCGATAAGAAGCGTTATTGAACAGCATCGGGACTATCTGAGTATGTGTCGGAGATTGGGGAAAGACCTATCTGATGAGATGGTAAGCCGGCCGCGCCAGTTAAAGCGCCGTCACGATGAGGCTGTGGAGGAGATCAGGCAGCAGGAGATTCTGGATAATATCGCACAGAACCGGGAAGCGTGGGAGAAAAAAGCGCAAGAGATGGCGGGCAAATACCCCGGCGCGGAAGATAATCTGGAAGTAGTCCGCAAGATCTACGAATACACCGGAGAAGAGTACATGGTGCTCGTCCCCCGCAGGCTGGTGGACATCGCGGTGGAAGGAAATGCGCTGCATCATTGCGCAGGCTCTTCGGACCGGTATTTTGAGCGGATCCGGAATCGGGAAACTTACGTGTTCTTCCTCCGGAAAACGTCCGCGCCGGACGTGCCGTATTACACGCTGGAGGTGGAGCCGGGCGGCACCATCCGACAGCACAGAACCTATCTGGATGAGGAGACGGGGATCGAGAATGTGCGGGGTTTTTTGCGTGAGTGGCAGAAGGTTATCAAAAAGCGCCTGACGGCATCCGAACGGGAGCTGGCAAAGATCAGCGCTGTAAAGCGGGAAGAAAACCTTCAGGAGCTGAGGGAAAAGAACAATACAAGAGTCCTGCAGGGGCTTATGGAAGATTTTATGGAGGCAGTGTGAAGTGGGAGAATTGATTGAATACGGGAAAAAGGCTCTGGAATATGGGAATTATGCGGATTTTAAGCAGACGATGGATACCGTGGTGGAGGAAGTCGAGGAAGGGTTTGTAAAGATCGGCTATCTTTTAAAGGTAGCGCGGGACACGGCGGTGCTGCAGGAATCCGGATATGCAACGGTCAATGAGTTTGCAGAGAGGGAGTATGGGTTGGACAAGTCGGCAGTATCAAGGTTTATCGCGATCAACGACCGGTTCGCAGAAGGCGGGTACGCACCGCGTCTGCAGGAACAGTACAGGGGCATGGGACGGGCAAAGCTGTCCATCATGCTGATGCTCCCGGAGTGGATCAACGAGGAGATCAGCCCGGACTATAGCAAATCTGATATTCAGGCGATCCGAGCGGAGGTGGCGGAAGAGGAAAAGACCACGGATCTCGAGATTTTGATGGAGGAGCGGGAAGACATCTACGACCGTCTGGAAAATGACCTCCAGCGGGTACTGTGGAAACTGGGGCAGGACATTCCGGCGCTGTACTGTAAGCTGTGGGAGACATACATGGGGACGGACAGCGTGGAGCAGCTGGCAAAAGAGGTCATGGAGATCATGGCGCCGGCAGGAGAAGGGATGCACAGCGCTCGTATCCACGGAGTTGGAAGGCTGATGCTGTCGCTCAAAGGTGCAGACAGAGATATGGTTTTGGTAAACGTGCGAAGCGGCGAGAAGCAGGGATATGGATGGGATGACATGGAGGCAGCGTTTGACCTGCTGATGGGCAGCGACAGCGCCGAAGAGAGCTGGGAAACCGTGTACGGCGCAGAAATGACGGGAGTTGCACCGGTGCAACCGGAAAGCAGGAAAACGTCCCGCGTCAGCCCAGCGGTCACGGAAGAAAATAACCCGGCAGCAGGGCAGAACGGAACGAATCTGGAAGAAATTGAAACGGAATCCGAAGAAATTGAAACGGAATCCGAAGAAATTGAAACGGAAGTACCGGAAGAAATCGGGCCGGAGCGCCTGCCACGAGGGGAGCAGAAGAGGAACTCCGAAACCTGGAAAGAACCGGAGAAAAAGGAACCCCGCCACATAGAGCTGCCGCCGGAGGACGCAGTCTATACCTATCCGATGGGGACGAACATGATGACAGACATCCGGAAAGGACAGCGTTTTTTGATCCTACGCACTCATGACCCGTACCGGGTCGGAAATACAGTGCGACTGCAGCATCAGAAGGATGGGGAGCAGACCGGCGCAGAGATAGATATCAGGATAACGCACCTGATAAACGACCACGGTGGGCTGGTGCCAGGATATGTTGCGCTGCAGTTTGAGATCCTTCCAGCGCCGCCGGAAGAGATACCGGGACAGATGAGCATCGACCAGATGGGAAAAGAAACAGAAGAGGGCAGAAAGGATGAAGAAGAGAGTGAAAAAGAAGCTGACGCGGCAGCTGGAATTTACAGCGAAAGACCGGAAAGCGATACATAAGCGTGATAATGAAACCTGCGTCTTCTGCGCGGCCGGATATGAGCCGCCGGAAGACCCGGCCTACTGCCGGACGGCACTGCAGATCATGCATATCGTCCCGCGTTCTCAGCTGGGGATGGGAGTGGAGCAGAATGGAGTGCTTGGGTGCGTCTGGCACCATCAGATGCTCGATAACGGGAATCTTGATAACCGGAAGGAAATGATAAGGATGCTTGAAAAGCGGATGCGGCGGATGTATCCCGGATGGACGCGGGAAAAGGTCATATATCGGAAAGACAGCGTAAATGAAAAAAAGCATTTGTCTGCAGATTGGGGTGATGCCGGGAAAGAGATTGAAAAAGTACAGCCAGGCAGCAGGACGGTACCGCCGGAAGGATTTGTGTTTTGGGAAACAAAGGAGGAAGCGCAGGATGTTACCAGTAAAAAAAATTAAACCGGGAGATAAGATTATGATTCGAGAAGCATGGGCACAGAAGGATGAAAACCAAAAGACTGCGCCGCAACGCCGGGCAACAGTGATCAAACAATACCCGCACCATGTTCTCGTCGAGAACGCGAAGGGAACCAGATGTTGCATCACAAATGCGGAGATTTATGGGACGGAGAAGAGAAAAGGAGTACAGGAGGCAGCAGGGATGCGCGATAGCAGCGGGAAAGAAGTGGACGTAAAAGAAAGTAAGCGGCGCTTCCCTGCACTGGAATTTGGAAAGGAGCGGAGGAGATGAGGGGGACAGCATGTGCATACAAGATCTATAAGAGAGGGCGGTATATGGGAATATACCGGGCATCAGAAATTGAAACGCTCATAGGGCTGCCGAAAGCAAGGGTGAACCGCTATGCGCGGGAGCGGATGAAATGGCAGGGAATGTACCAGGTCGTGCTGGCAGGGGAGGCGAAACGCACATGAATCTGAAAGATGTGTTGGTCGTGATTCTGGCAGCAATCGTGACAGGAGCTTTACTTTGGACTTTATGCGGCAAAGCGGCGTGGTTTATCGGACACGATGATGGACAGGCGTATGAGAGGTACATGGAATCAATGATGGAAAACGGGATGTACCCGGATATCTACGGGTACGGATGGGGGCGATAATGAAAACATGGAAAGTGATACTGATTGTCACAGTTATGATGATATTGTATTTTATGCTTCTGTTCTGGTCAATCGCGAACTATGGGCTGGACGGCGGTGGGAACATGATGTTTATGAGATAGGAGATCTTGGAAAAAGATGGAACAAAAGGAAATGAGCAAGGCATATGCTGTAGATTTCGACGGGACGCTGTGTGAAAACAGGTGGCCGGAAATCGGGGAACCGAATCAGGAGCTGATCGGTTATCTGGTCGGACGCAGGCAGCAGGGAGATAAAGTAATCCTGTGGACCTGCCGGAGCGGGGAGCCGCTTCAGAAGGCAGTAGAGTGGTGTCAGGGACATGGTTTGAAATTTGACACCGTGAATGAAAATCTTCCGGAAAGAATTGAATTTTTCGGAGGGGACTGCCGGAAGGTGGGAGCAGATGTCTATATAGATGATAGAGCGTGGAATCCGATAACAGGTGGAGATATATCAAACATGGCAGCAGGCGAACGAGGAACCTGTGAAGGATTGGAGACAACGGAGGAACTTGCAGGGTGGAAAAAACAAATGATGAGGACATTTATGGGAGGCGGAAGCTTATGAAAAAGATAAGAGCAATAGCGGTTGCGATGGCAATGACAGTATTTTTAAGCGGGTGCTACGATTATGGAAGGGACATTACCATAATTTGTCCGGTAATAAATTATATGGCTGTGGACGGTGGAGCGATTGTTATATACGAGATGGACGGGGAACGCAGGGAGAAAAAATTTTTAGAAAAAGATGTTTACGCCTGCGATGAATCCAGCCGGATCATTGCGGTAGGGAAGGTGTACGAGGATGGATCGAGGTCGTTGAGGTTGTACCTGTACCTTAGCGAGGAGGATTATGTGCAGTACACGAAAGATAGGTTTGATTTTTAAGTAAGCAAATGGATGAGAAAGAAGGTGGCACCGATGGATAAAAACATCCTAAACGACTACATAGATGCATGTGCGCTGGTCCAGGAGACAGAACGGGACATCCGGGCATTAAAGAAAAAGCGCAAGACAATCATCCAGACGAATGTAAGCGGGAGCAATCCGGATTTCCCGTACCAGCCGCAGCATTTCAAGATCGAAGGGACGACATTTACCTATGCAGACGACAGTGCGCTTCGGTGGGACGAAGGCTTGCTGGAGCGCCGGAAAGCGAACGCAGAGAAGATTAAGCTGAACGTGGAAGAGTGGATGCTGACGATCCCGGCGCGGATGCAGCGGATCATCCGGTGGAAATTCCTCGAAGAGCTGACCTGGGAGGAGGTGGCTGTGAAGATGGGGAGGAAGGCAACGGGGGATAGTGTAAGAATGGAATTTACAAATTTCATGAAATAATTTCGTTTTTTTCGCTTTTTTCGGTTTTAAAATGTTATAGTATATACTGCAAGCAGTGAAAGAATTTACTTCCCCTGAAAATGATGATTTCTGCAGGATACCCAGTCAAACGGCTGGGTATTTTTGTATATCAACCATTGACATACGTATAAATACGTGTTACAATATAACCATGATAAGGAAAGGAGATACAAAAGATGCCAATGACACCAAAGGAAATGATAAGTTTCCTGCAAAAAGCTGGGTATGTTATTCTCAGCCAGAATGGTTCTCACGTTAAAATGAGAAATCAGGATAGCGGCAGAACCGTAGTCGTTCCTTATCACTCCAAAGACCTGAAAAAGGGATTGGAGCAGGCAATATTGAAACAGGCGGGGCTGAAATAGCCCTGCCACCTGAAATGGAGGTTATATATGGAAAGGTTATTTTATCCGGCAGTTTTTCATAAAGCGGAGGAAGGTGGGTTCTGGGTAAGCTTTCCGGATATTCCAGAGTGTATGACACAAGGGGATGACATGCAGGACGCGTATGAGATGGCAGTGGATGCGTTGGGATTGTCCTTAAGCACAATGGAAGATGCGGGAGAAGTTATTCCAGAAGCGTCTCCGCTGGATCGTGTGGATGCAGAGGATGGAACGCTTATCATTGTAGAATTTGATATGGCAGAATATCGCAGAAGACATTCTTCAAAAGCGGTAAAAAAGACATTAACAATTCCGGAGTGGCTGAACGAAGCTGCCGTGCGTGAAAACATCAATTTTTCACAGGTATTGCAGGAAGCCCTTATGAAAAAATTAAACGGATTACAGAAGCAGGCATAACAACCTGCTTCTTTCTTTTTCCCTAAAAATCTGGACCATTAGATCAGTGGCAGATCATCCGGCTCATAACCGGTCGGTCGCAGGTTCGATTCCTGCATGGTCCACTGGCCAACGTGCCAACATTGGTTTCTCCTTGATCCTCCTAGCGGAATGCTGTTAAGGGCTGTCAAAAGTCCGGAAGGATTTTATTTGTAAATGAATTGAGAGGTGGTGAGGTGAAAAGTGAGAAAGTAAGAGAACAGGCTTTTCGGGATTATCAGGAAGGAATGAAGTATAAGGAGATCGCTGAAAAGTATGGGGTAAGTCTTTCGACGGTCAAGTCCTGGGCGTCGAGATACTGGAAAAAAGGTTGCAACCTTGAAGAAAAAAAGTTGCAACCAAAAGGGAAAAAGGTTGCAACCAAAGAAAAGAGTAAAAGAGCCGTTGCGGAAGATGTTGGTCAAGTATTGGAAAATGCTGATTTAACAGATAAACAAAGGCTTTTCTGCTTATATTATGTTCGGTGCTTCAACGCTACAAAAGCATATAAGAAAGCATATGGCAGCAGCTATGATGTCGCAAATTCGGAAGGATACCGTCTCCTTGTAAATCCTTGTATCCGGGATGAGATTATGAAGCTGAAACAGAACCGTCTGAACCGCGAGCTTTTGGATGAGCATGATATTTTTCAGAAGTATATGGATATTGCATTTGCGGATATGACGGATTATGTTTCGTTTGGGCGTGAAACCGTTCCAGTAATGGGGGCGTTTGGGCCGATCACGGTGACGGATGAAAAGACGGGAGAAAAAATTCCGCTGACAAAAGAAATAAACGTGGTAAAATTCAGGGAATCAACGGATGTGGATGGGACGCTTATTGCCGAAGTCAAGCAAGGGAAAGATGGTGCAAGTGTGAAACTGATGGACCGGATGAAGGCAATGAATTGGCTGACGGATCATATGGATCTGGCAACGGAAGAGCAGCGCGCCCGGATCGCTGTCCTGAAAGCGAAGACAAATGTCGCAGAAGATGAGGATGCGGCAGCAGACGATGGTTTCCTTGCGGCACTGAATGGAACCGCAGGGGAGGACTGGTCGGATGAGGCAGATTAAGCGTTTTTTCCAATTCAAGCCGTTTTCGCAAAAGCAGCGAAAAATCCTGAATTGGTGGTGCCCGGATTCCCCGGTAAAGGGTTATGACGGGATCATTGCAGATGGCGCAATCAGATCCGGCAAGACAGTGAGCATGTCGCTGTCCTTTGCGATCTGGGCAATGGATACGTTTAACGGACAGAATTTTGCCATGTGTGGCAAGACGATCGGTTCATTCAGACGAAACGTTCTGTTTTGGTTGAAGCTGATGCTGAAAAGCCGCGGGTATCAGGTCTCAGATCACAGGGCGGATAACCTGGTGATTATCAGACGCGGGGCTGTGGAGAACTATTTTTATATTTTCGGCGGCAAGGATGAACGATCACAAGACCTGATTCAGGGCATTACGCTGGCGGGTGTTTTTTTTGATGAAGTGGCGTTAATGCCGGAAAGCTTTGTAAATCAGGCAACCGGACGCTGCTCTGTACAAGGGTCAAAATACTGGTTTAACTGTAACCCAGACGGTCCGTATCACTGGTTTAAAATAAACTGGATCAATAAATCGACCGGATATCTCGGCAGAGAGAAGACAGCGAAGGTCAGGGCGGAAGCCGCAGCAAAAGGGCTGGAAGCAGGGCTAAAAAATATCTTGTATGTCCACTTTACGATGGACGACAATTTGAGCCTGTCAGAAGAGATCAAAGCCAGGTACCGCAGTATGTACACCGGCGTGTTTTTCAAACGCTACATTTTAGGCTTGTGGGCAATGGCGGAAGGAATTATCTATGACATGTTTGACGCTGATAAGCATGTACAGAAGATAACAGATTTCTTCCGGTGTCTGAAAGACGGCGGGCGATATGTAAGCTGCGACTATGGTACGCAAAACGCAACTGTTTTTTTACTATGGAACAAGGGCAACAACGGGAAATGGTACTGCGTTCGGGAATATTATTATTCCGGGCGTGCGAAAGGGAAACAGAAAACAGATGGAGAATATGCAGATGATTTTGAAAAGTGGCTGGATGGCGTCCCGATCAGAGCAGTGATTGTAGACCCGGCAGCCGCTTCTTTTATCGCGGAACTGAGGAAACGTGGATATCGTGTCCTGAAAGCAGACAACGATGTGGAGGATGGCATACGAGAGGTTGCCTCCATGCTTAACATGGGCTTGCTGGTATTTTGCGATACCTGCATCAATACGATCATGGAATTTGGATCCTACATCTGGGATGAAAAAGCAGCACAGCTGGGCGAGGACAGACCGGTAAAAGAAAATGACCACGCGATGGACGCAGTAAGATATTTTGTGTATACAATTCTGAGTAAGCGGACAGGGCGTGTGAAAAATAAAGCAAAATACGGCTTTAATTAAAGCGAGGTGATATGGATGTATAAGTTTACAATGCCCGCGGACAAGTGGGACGAAACAGCGCCGGACAAGCAGGCAATCCGGCTGTTGATTATGAAGCATCAGAAGTTTAGAGAGAAGCTTGCAAAAAAGAAAAGGTATTATGAAGGTGAGCATAAGATACTGGATGAAGCGGAGCGCAAAAATAAGCTGGTGTGTAACCATGCAAAGGACATTGCGGACACGGCATCCAGTTATTTTATTGGGAATCCGGTATCCTACAAGAGCAGTGCAGACATCGCTGCACTGACGGAGCCGCTGGAACTTGCCGGGGCAGATGAGGCGGACGGGGATAACGGTTTGGATTTGTCCATTTATGGACTTGCCTTTGAGTATATTTACGCAAAAGAGGGCGAAACCGACCTGATTATAAAGAATCTGTCCCCGGAAAATACCTTTATGGTATACGACGACAGCATCGAAGAAAATGAGCTGTTTGCGGTGTACTACTCCATTCGCAAGGACGACGGGCACGATACAAAAATTATATATGTCGCCACCGTCGTTACGAAGAATTTCCGCTATGTGCTGGACATCGAGGATATCGAAGGACCACAGGCGCTGCTGGAAGAGCCAGAACCGCACTACATGGACGAAGTGCCGATCGTTGCATACCAAAACAACAAGCTTGGCATTGGGGACTATGAGCTGCAGATCCCACTTATCGACGCGTACAACGCTCTGATGTCCGACCGTGTGACGGATAAAGAGCAGTTTGTAGATGCGATCCTTGCCCTGTATGGCTTTATGCTGGGGGACGAAGAGGGAAAAGATGCAGACGGTAGGACAGCGCCGCAGCGGTTAAAAGAAGATAAGCTGCTGGAAATGCCTGCAGATGCGAGGGCGGAATACATCACGCGGACGTTTGACGAATCCGGTGTTGAGATCTTGAAAAAGGCAATCGAGCAGGACATCCACAAATTTTCCCATATTCCGTGCATGTCCGATGAATCGTTTGGCGGCAATGTGTCGGGCGTAGCGATGGAGTTTAAGCTCCTGGGGATGGAAAACATTACGAAGATTAAAACGAGGTATTACCGCAAGGGGCTGCGTAAGCGGCTCCGTATTTTTGCCAATTTCCTCTCAAAAAAGGGGATTGCGGTAGATATTACAGGTATTACGCCGACCTTTACCCGCGCAATGCCGAAGAACCTGCTGGAAATTAGCCAGATCGTAAGTAACCTGTGGGGTAAGGTAAGCCGGAAAACGTTGCTGTCTCAGGTTCCTTTTGTGAATGATGTGGACGAAGAGCTGGAAGCTGTGGAAAAAGAAGAGCAGGAGAATCTGGAAAAGCAGCAAGCCATGTTTGGACTGGGCAGCAATACGCCGCCGGACACACCGTCAAAGGATGATGTAGATGAGTGATTACTGGGAACGTCGGAAAGCGCAGCAGATGTTTGAGTATATGGCTGGAGCGGAAGAGCGGGCGGGTAGCATCGCAAAGCTGTATCTGCAGGCATCCCGGTATTTTGCCGGGAAGATGGATACAATATTTGAACGGTACCGGAAGCAGAACGGTCTAAGCGAAGCGGATGCAAGACGGCTTCTGAACCAGATCAGAACGCCGGGAGATATCGACGAATTAAAACAGCTGTTGAGGCAGGCGACAGAAGACGGGGACAGCGAAAAGCGCAAACAGCTCCTTACGGAGTTGGAAGCCCCGGCATACCGGGCGAGACTGGAACGGCTGCAGCGGATGTATGGCAATCTGGATCAGGTCATGCAGAACATCTATAAACAAGAGCAGATCGAGCACGAAGCGTGGTATTTAGAGCTGGCAGCAGATGCCTATTATCATTCCGTGTACGATCTGCAAAAACAGACCGGTCTTGCCTATTCCTTTGGGTATATCTCCCAGAAGATGATAGAGCGTGTTATTAACAGCCGGTGGAGCGGTGCAAACTACTCCGAGCGAATATGGGGCAACACCCGGAAGCTTGCTGACGACCTGAAACAGGAATTACTGTTAAGCCTGGTAACGGGAAGGACAGACCGGGAAGCGGCAGAGGTATTTGCGCAGCGCTTTGCTGTGGGCGCAAGCTATGCAAGACGACTGATCCGGACAGAATCCTGTTATCTATGTACCCAGATGGACATGTTAAGCTATGAGGACTCCGAAATTGAGTATTATCGGTATCTGGCAACGCTGGATTTACGGACATCAAAAATCTGCCGGGAGCTGGACGGCAAAGTATTCAGGGTTGCGGATCAGCAGACAGGCGTAAACGCTCCGCCGATGCATCCGTGGTGCAGGTCAACTACTACAGCGGCACTGAGCGACGAAGATTTAGCCCGGCTTACCCGCAGGGCAATCGATCCGGTGACCGGAAAAGAAATCCATGTGCCTGCCGGCATGACATACGATCAATGGTATCAGACCTATGTAGTCGGAAATCCGGAAGCGGAGCTGAATGAAAAGAAGATCAGAAACCGATATTCTGACCGGAAGCAGCTCGAACGGTATCGGGCAATCATCGGCGACGACATACCGAAAAATCTGGATGAATTCCAGAATTTGAAGTATAATGAACCTGAGAAATGGAAAGAGCTTAAATCCTTAAAGGCGTACCTGAAAAAACATCCGGGGAACACCCGGCAGGATTACGATGTCCAAACAGCGCTGAAAGAAGCCGGAATAAAAGGAGTTGCAAAAGTAAACCCTGAAAAGCTGGATGTTTCTGGATATACCTATGATACGGATCACATTAATGCAGAGCGTGCCCACATGGTCAGTCGTGAAGAGGCGGAGCGATTTATAAAGGAATCTGATGTGTCGCTTACCAGATGGAATGGCAGGTTTGTAAATTATTACGGCAAAGACGGGGCAACGTATGTGGATGTAGAAAACAAGAACATCAGAACATCTTTTTCGAGCAGAGAGTTTGATGGAAATACCTTAAAAATCAGGGAGGTTGTAGAAAAGTATGCGGGAAAGAACAGTCATGTGCCCAATCCTGAAAAAGCAGATTGATGATACGGTATGCTATGACATCCATATGAATGTCGAGGGGCTGCTTCCTGACTGGGGAGTACCAAAGGAAGTTGTATGTATACCGGACTACAAGCGGATTTGTATGGAATGCAAAAATCATAAGGAGTAAATACCACCAGTCAAAAGACCGGTGGTATTTTTATACCCATTTTTAAGAAAGAGAGGAAGAGCAACATGGAAAATGAAGAATTTTTAAGACTGTGTAAAGCAAAGGTAGCTGAGTACACCAATGCACATATGGATAAGACAGATCGGCAACAGATACATGTAAATGACGTTTATTTAGTGTGGAGTTGCAAGGCATTACAGAACAACAAAGCACTGCTTAGCACTACAGTTCCGGATGGCATGTACTACGAACTGACATACAACGGCGATAAAAAGGAACTATATTTGGATGCTTATAAGAAATTTGAAAATCAGTGTTTTAAAATGTAGGAGGAGAAGAACATGAAGGCAATGTTATCACAGCCAATGGCTGGAAAGACTGACGCAGAAATTATTGCAACCAGAGAAAAAGCAATCAATGCATTAAAAGAAAAGGGATATGAAATTGTAAATACCCTTTTTACAGATGAATGGTATAGCAAAGAAAAAATGGAAGAACGCGGAGTCGTGCAGATTCCTTTATGCTTTCTTGCAAAATCCTTGGAGAATATGAGCTTGTGCCATGCTGCATATTTCTGTAAAGGATGGGAAAATGCCAGAGGATGCAGATTAGAGCATGATGCAGCAGTAGCCTATGGATTAGATGTCATTTACGAAGAATAATTGCGCCAACGCAACGGAGGGAGGTGAGAGCGGTGAAAGTGAAATGTATCAAACGTTACAGCGACATCAGACTGAAAGAGATCATTGAAGTCGGAACTGTTCTGGAAGTAGATAAAGAAAGAGCAGAGCATCTGATCCATGACGGCGTTGCTGAGGCGGTAAAGGAAACTGAGAAGGCAGCAGGCAGGGGAAAGGAATAGGTGATCCAAACATCTCCCTCTGGGACGCAGGGTGAAGCGTCTTATTTTTTATGCCTTTTCCCGGCAGGCGTTAAAGAACCGGGGGATCCAATAAACGAATGGTCCGGGCGTGTAAGCGAATAGACTGGGCGGAAAGGATGAGGAATGAAAAACAGATTTGCAAAAGCAGTATGCAAATACCCACTGAATATTCAGTTTTTTGCGGAGGGAGACGGTGCTGGTGCCGGAGACGGAAACGGCGGTGGTTCCGGAAGCGGATCGGATGGAAGTGGTACAGGCGATGGAGGAAGCGGGAGCAGTGGGCAGAGCTTTGACGATTTCCTGAAAAATGGAAATCAGGCAGAGTTTGACCGCAGAGTGAATAAGGCGGTTGAAACGGCAGTAGGAAACGCCCGTGAGAAATGGGAACTGCTGACGAATGATAAGCTGTCCGAAGCAGAAAAGCTCTCCAAAATGACAAAAGAGGAAAAAGCACAGTATCTGGCACAGAAGCAAGAAAAGGAGCTTGCAGACCGGGAAGCAAGCATTACCAAACGGGAGCTTATGGCAGAAGCAAAAAATACCCTTACCGAGAAAAAGTTGCCACTCGGTTTGGCAGAAATTTTGAACTATACGGATGCGGAAAGCTGTAAATCCTCTATGGCAGCGGTCGAAAAAGCGTTTCAGGAAGCCGTGGAAGCTGCGGTAGAAGAAAAGCTGAAAGGCGGGAAACCGCCGAAAAAGGCAGGTGATCAGGGCGATGATCTGGCTGCGCAGGTTGAAAAAATTATGATGGGGTACTAACCCGGAAAGGAAAGGGAAATAAAGAATGGCAATTAACACATTAGCGACTGCAACACTGTTCCAGAAGACTCTGGATAAAGCTGCAGTGAGAGAAGCTGTAACCGGATGGATGGACGGAAACGCAGGACAGGTTAAGTACAGCGGCGGCGCGGAGATCAAGATTCCGAAGATGTCTGTGCAGGGGCTTGCGGATTACGACAGAGACAACGGCTACCAGCAGGGCGGCGTTACTCTGGAATACGAAACCAGGAAAATGACGCAGGACAGAGGAAGAATGTTCCAGCTTGACCCGATGGATGTCGACGAAAACAATTTTGTGACCACTGCAGCCGCAGTTATGGGGGAATTTCAGAGAACTTTTGTAATTCCGGAAATCGACGCATACCGTATTTCTAAAATTGCAACAGAAACAATTACCGCAAAGAAAGCGGGCATGATCGAATACGGCTATACCCCGGGCGCTGCAAGCACTTCTGCGCTGAGAAAACTGAAAGAGGGTATTAAGGCAGTAAGAGACCTGTATAATGGTCCTTTGGTATGCCACGCAACCCCTGACTTTATTATGGAGCTGGAGTTGGAACTTGCAGGAAAGATTACGTCGGTGACATTTGCTAAGGGCGGCATTGATACGCAGGTACCTTCTGTGGATGGCGTGCCGATCATTTCCACACCATCCAACCGGATGTACAGCGCTATTAAGATTCTGGACGGTAAGACTGTCGGGCAGGAAATTGGCGGTTACAATAAAGGTGATGCTGCAAAAGACCTGAACTTCTTTATTTGCCCCAGAACTACGCCGATTGCAGTTACCAAACAGGATGTGATGAGAATCTTTGATCCTATGACAAACCAGAAACTGAACGCATGGCAGATGGATTACAGACGATTCCATGACATCTGGGTACTGGATAACAAACTGGACAGCATCTTCCTGAACATCAAAGACGCGGAGGGTTGATATGCGGCTGATCTTTAAAAATGTGGAGCGGGAAACCGATGATCCTGCAAGAATCCGGAAACTGAAAGCGGAAGGATACGAGGAAATGGACCCTGTACCGCAGGAAGAAAGCGAAGAGCAGACGGAAGCGCTGGAAGAAATGAGTGTTTCCGCGCTGCGTGCGCTGGCAAAAAGGAAAGGGCTGGATGGAACCTCTGGACTGAATAAAGAGGAACTTCTGGCAGTATTAAAGGATGTGATCTGATGGACAACATCGAAAAACTGCAGGTTCTTACCGGAGAAAAGGACGGCGTTATTTTGACCGTACTGCTGGAGGATGCAGAACAGTTTGTCCTGTCCTACACGAACAGAACACGGATGATCCCGCAGCTTGATAATACCGTCCGTGAACTGGCGCTGATTGCATATAACCGGCTCGGGACAGAGGGTGAGAGCAGCCGGAGCGCATCCGGCGAATCCTACAGCTTCGATAATGCACCGAAGCAAATATATGACATCCTGAACCGGTACAGGCTGGCAAGAGTAGGAGGACGGGTCTATGAGACTGAGACGGAACCGACTGATTGAATGCAATCACAGGCGTGCGATTCCGGTAAAAGATAAGGAGGGCGTGACCACGATCGAATATGGCACGCCGTCTTCTTTTTTTGCGGAAATGTGGGCAGGTGGAGGAAAGCTGCAGGCGGAACGTTACGGAATCCGTTTGCCGAACATCCGGAATTTACGCCTTGATGGAGACTATCGGGAGATTATGGAGAACGGAGAAGTACGGTACGAGTTTGATGACGGCTTCTCCGTGTCCGTGAACGACGGTATCTGTATTTATTCCGCGCCGGATCAGGAACCGGATTATAAAGTCGTGGCGGTTTATCCTTATGGACATCTTGTGTTGGAGGTGGAACGCAGATTTGAAGGTGGAATTTGAGGATCTGAGCAGGCAGATGTCTGAGTTATCCCGGCTTCCAGCCGGGCTGCGTGGAAGCCTCGGCAGACAAATTGCGCTTGTGCAAGCTGCAGCGAAAGAAGAGGCGCCTGTAAGACGTTTTGGAAGCGGCGGCGGTGAGCTACGGCAGAGCATCCTGACACAAATGGAAACATACTCTGATCGGATGGTTGCGATCTGCTACACCAACAAAGGGTATGCGTCATATGTGGAGTTTGGTACGGGTCCAAACGGAGAAGCCCACCACGCCGGAATATCTCCGGATGTGCAACCGGTGTACAAACAGCGCGGTTGGGTGATACCGGCGGATGCAATGTCCGTGGAAGCGGCGCAGGCCTATGGCTTTGGAATTGCCAGAGACGGCGACAAGGTAATCGGATATTACACCAGAGGGCAGGCAGCGCGCCCGTTTATGTACCCGGCGTTGAAAAACAACGAGGGCGAGATTATCCGGCGCTTGTCCGCCGATCTGAGAAAAGAGGTAAGGAAACTGTGAAAAATGTAAAAGACGAAGTGTTTGCGGCGCTGCAGGCGGTGTGCGACAACGTGTCAGATGTATACCCGACATCTTGGGTGGATCTTCCGGCGATCCAGTACACCGAAGAGGAAAACAGGGTGTATGAGCGTACCGCAAACAAGGAAGATAAAGCATCTGTTCGTTACCGGATTGATATCTGGAATAGCGGGAGCACATCGGGAATGGCGCAGGCTGTAGATGCTGCCATTGCCGCGCTTGGGCTGGTGCGAACCGGCTGCAGCGATGTCCCGGATCCATCCGGCATGCGACATAAACAGATGCGTTATGAAGGTATCATTGACATGGATTCCGATATTGTGTATTGGAACGGTAACAATTATTAAAGGAGGAATGTGAAATGCTGGCAAATGGAGCAGCTTTAGGCTACAAAGAAACCAAAGAAGGAGCAAGCTATACAGACCTTGCAGGATTAAAGGAAATCCCTGAAATTGGTTCTGATCCTGAAAAAGTAGAAAACACTACCTTAAAGGACAAGGTAAAACAGTATGAAATGGGCATCGGTGATCCGGGCGATATGGTCTATAAGTTCAAGTACGACAACAGCTCGGCGGAAAGCTCTTACCGCAAATTCCGCGAAATGGAAGCATCGAAGAAAACCTATTATTTTGAGGAAACTGATCCGGATGGAACGAAAATCGAGTTTGCGGCACAGCCCTCTGTGAAAAGAACAGGCGGCGGCGTCAACGGCGTTATTGAGTTTGATGTAACGATGGCACTGCAGAGCGAACTTACATTCACCGATCCGGCGTAAAGGAGGGCAACATAAATGGACTTTTTTGGAAATACAACACCTGGTTCGCAGATGCCTATGCAGAATGAAACTTATCAGCCTACAGAAAATGCTGCGGTGCAGGAAGAAAAGAAAGCGCCGCAGAGAAATCCTTTTGCAATCTGGGAGGTCGGTGGAGAGACTTACAGGTTAAAGCTGCAGACTGCAGGTGTCAAAGAGCTGGAAGCGAAATATAAAGGCTCCATCATGGAGCTGATGTCGTTCAAGGGTGGGATGCCACCGCTGACCGTTATGTTGGATGTTGCACACACGGCGATGAAGCCGTGGACGCATAAGGTATCTGCAAAGGATATGGAGTCACTGTATGACAAATACGAGCAGGGAGGCGGCGACCTGCTGAGCTTCTTTACCAACGTATACCTGGAAGTATTCCTGGTGAGCGGTTTTTTATCGAAATCGGTGGCAGCGGAAATGTCCGAGTCACTGGCGGAAATGCGCAAAGAACTGTAAGCGAGTTACTGGACGAGTTGTATCCGAAGTTTCTGGACATGGGATATAGCCCGTCTTTTTTCTGGGAATGCAGTCTTGCTGAGGTAGTTGATCTGTTCGATTCCTATCGCAGACGCGAAGATCGACGGCAGAAAGAAAAAGACGAAGCATTTAAGGTGCGGGCTTTGAGCCTTCAGGTATTAGCTTTGCAGATCAGGGATGCGGTGTGGGGAGAAAAAGACAGCGATTTCCGTACAGTACAACATTTTTACCCTACATTATTCCCGGAAACAGAAAAAGTAGATCGAGAATTGATAAAACGAAACGAAAGAATGCGCAGATTTGCGGAGGAACATAACCGACTCTGGCAGCAGGCGCACAGCGGAAAGGAGGAAAGCTGATGTCAGGGACGACACTGGAACGCCTGCAGGTCATTATCGAGGCGAGTGCAACCAAATACAAAAAAGAAATGGATGCAGTCGCGCAGAAAACCCAGAAAGCAGAAGCGATCGTTGACCGCTGTATGTCCCGCGTGAACAGCATCGTCGGGAAGGCGAACACGGGGAACGCCGAGAAGACAGTAGACAACCTTACTGCGAAGTTAAAGCGGCAGCAGGAAGCGATCGACAAGCAGGGCTTTAAAATAGATAACCTGCGGCGGAAACTGCTTGATTTACAGTCTGGAAACGCCAGAAATGCAACCATTGCAAATCTGGAAGCGCAGTTGAAGGCGGCAGAAAAAGAGTTTGCAGCGGTAGACAAACAGATGCAGCCGCTACTGGATAAGCTCTCTGATTTACGAGATCAGGAGGCTATGGGGCTTACCCCATATGGATTACAGGAAGTCGAAAAACAAATTGACGCCCTGAATCCGGAATACGATGAACTGGAAGATAAGGTACTGTCTTTACAGAATCGTCTCGAAACTGCCCGGATGAATCCGGAAAGCACCGCAGAAGTGCAAAAGCTGAACGGGGAACTGCAGCTTGCCAACGAGAAGTTGGAACGACTGACCGGCGAGGCAGCACAGACGCAGGCACAGCTGGATGCTGCCGGAAAAGCGACTGAAAAAGGCAACGGCTTCGAAAAATGGCGGAACGGGTTGCAGAAAGTATCTGGGTTGTTGTCCAGAGTGGATGCAAAAATCAGCGGAATTATCGGCGGATTTACCAAGACCAAACGCCGGATTGATAGCTGCAGTGCAAGTACGGGAAACTTATCCAGGCATGTGAGCAGGATCACGAATCTACTTCGGTTTTCCATCCTGTCGCGGGCATTTTCTGGCGTGTTTAGCGGATTGGGAAGTGGATTTCAAAATCTTGCACAGTACAGCAACGAAGCCAACGTGGCGTTATCCGGTTTGTGGTCTGCATTGGGGCAGTTGCAAAATGCGGTCGCAGCGGCAGCAGCACCTTTGCTGGAAGCGCTTGCCCCGGCTCTGATTAAGATCATCGAACTTGCAACGATGGCGGTAACGGCGATCGGACAGCTGTTCGCAGCACTGACCGGAAAAGGCACTGTCATAAAGGCAACGAATGCCTATAAAGACTATGCAGCGAGCCTGAAAAAGACGGGTGCAGCTGCGAAAGATGCCACACTCGGAATCGACGAGCTGAATGTGATCCAGAAGCAATCTGGTTCTGGAGCATCCGGCGGGCTGAATCCGGGCGACATGTTCGAAGAAGTTCCAATCGAAAACAAGTACAAAGACCTGGCGGGCAAGATCAAAGATTTCTTTTCGAAATTATTTGCACCTCTGAAAGAAGCATGGAACCGGGAAGGTCAGTTCGTAATGGATTCCTGGAAGTATGCGTTGGATGAGGTCAAAAAGCTGGTGCAGGACATCGAACGAGATTTTCTGACGATGTGGAACCAGGAAGCCACAATCGCCATGTTTGCGGATATCCTGCATATTATCGGGGATATCGGTCTGGTGGTCGGAAATCTGGCGAAAAATTTCCGCGAAGCGTGGAACGCAAACAACGCAGGACTGAGAACGCTGGAAAACATCCGCGATATTTTTGCGGTAATTATTTACAATATCCGGCAGGCTGCAGACGCTACCGTGGAATGGTCGGCAGGCTTGAACTTTAAGCCATTGATGGAGATGATCGCACAGTACACAAAGTCTTTGATTCCCGTGTTTGGCGCATTGTCCGGTGTGATATCGGATTTCTATGTGCAGGTGCTTTTGCCGCTGGGGGAATGGACGATTGAAAAAGGGCTGCCTGATCTTCTTCGGATCCTGAAAGAATTTAACGATAAAGTAAACTGGGCGCAAATTCGGCAAAATTTATCTGATTTCTGGGATCGACTGGAACCATTTGCAGAAACAGTTGGCGAAGGACTGCTGATCTTTCTGGAAAAGCTGTCCAACCTGACAGCGAATTTTCTGAATAGCGAAACACTGAACAATTTTCTGGACCATCTGGCGGACTGGATGGATAAAATCCAGCCGGAAGACGTTGCGAGAGGAATCGAAAATCTTGCGAAAGCATTTATTGCATTTAAGGCATCTGTGCTTGCTTTTAAGGTAGGTTCTGCTGCGTACAATGCAATCAAATTCTTACAGGGAACCTTGCCTGTGCTAAAAGGGCTCGGTTGGATTACGCTGGGCATTACCGTAACCATGATCGGTGTGGAAGCATACGAGAACTGGAAAAAAGATATTGAGTACATTCAAGAAAACGGCTGGAAAGCATTCCATTCAAAGAATCGGCAGGAACGTGCAAACAGTCCTTGGGCGATTTACGGGCATGACTCGACCGGAGTTGGAAACATTCAGGGCGAGAACGACGCTTATAATCCGTATGAAAATGCTGATTTTAGCTGGGTCGAAGAGTGGAAAAATAAGTTTCTGGAATGGCAGGCGAACAACCGCGCAAGCCGGGAAGCGGATCAGGCAGAGTGGGATCAATGGTTTAATGATCTTGGCGATAAATTCTCGAACTGGTATGAAAGCGAAGTTGCACCGTGGTTCACAGAAGAAAAGTGGACAGAGCTTTTTACAAATGTGAAGACCAGTTTTGAAACCAAATGGGCTGAAATTGTGGACTGGTGGCAAAACACAGCAATTTATACATGGTGGGAAGAAAACGTAACACCGTGGTTCTCCGAAGAAAAATGGTCGGAATTGTTGGAAAACATCAGAATAAGTTTTGAGACCAAGTGGGATGAACTTGTAGACTGGTGGTCGAATACCGCTATCGTTACATGGTGGGACGAACATGTAAAACCTTGGTTTGACACTGAAAAATGGAAGATGATGCTGGAAAACATAAAAACGTCTTTCAAAAAGAAATGGGACGAAACTGTTCTGCAGTGGAAAACGGACATCCAGAAATGGTGGGACGAGCATGTTGCACCGTGGTTTACAAAAGAACGTTGGCAAAAGCTCGGGGAAAACCTGAAAAATGGAATTTACGAGGGCTTTAAGGGACTTGCAAACAAGGTAGTTGATGTACTGAACAATGTAATTTCTTCGTTGGAAAGCATGTTGAATACTGCGCTGGATGGCATAAATGATTTGCTGTCTAAGTTAAACGAATCCCCGCTTGGAAAGATGCTTGACTTTGATTTTCAGGTCAGAAACGTTTCTTTTGGTCGCATTCCGAGATTTGAAGATGGCGGTTTTCCGGATCGAGGCAGCCTGTTTATTGCAAACGAAGCGGAACCCGAAATGGTTGGGCGCATCGGAAGAAGACCGGCGGTCGCAAACAGCGATCAAATTGTCGATGGTATTACGGCGGGCGTTGCAAACGGTAACGAAGTATTGGCAGAACTGCTGGTGCGGGTGATCGAACTGCTGGAAAAGATCAACGATCGGGACCCTGAAATTGTCTTTGATACCGCAGAGGGCATTAAAGCCATGCGGGAAAGAGAAGCAAGAAACGGGGTTGTATTCACATAACGGGGCGCGAAAGCGTCCCGCTTTTTGAAAGTAGGTGAGTAATTTGTGGCATACATCTATGTAGACGGAGAGGAATTTCCTTACCCGGAAAGAGGACTGAACGTAATTGTCACAACTCCTGTAAACTCTGCCAGGGACACAAAGGCGGAGGTTGTCGGGCAGCGAATCAGCCGAGATCAGTATAAAATCAATAATTTGAAGTGGCCCATGCTGTCGGCAGAACAGTGGTCGTTTATCTTAAAAAAGTTCCGCGAAGGCTTTGGTGTGCCGGTAACCTTTCCGGATCCCATCACACAGGACTGGATAACCTTAAAGATGTATCCGGGGGATCGCAGCGCGGAGCCGTACTGGATCGATGATGAGGACAAACCGACACGATACCGGAACTGCAAAGTGAATATTATTGATTGCGGGGTGTGAGGAATGCAGCATGTATCAAAAGAATATAAGACCTCCATGAAACAGATATGGCGGAATATCGGCTATATAAAGGTATATCTCGGGATCATAAACGAAGATGCACAAAAGCTTGTATCTGCGCAGGATATTCGGAATAATTTCGTATATTTTGCGGATGCGAATAAACCGTTCGATTCCTACCCGGTAGACCATATTTATGCCACCGCTGAACAGGATTTCGCAAAGACGGACGGCAGCATGTACTTTCTGCCGGAATCACCGACCGCTGATTTTTTTAATCAGGGCATCGTGACGCAGGATTTATCTGGGACCTTATATGTAGTGTTTGAGCATGAGGGACTGGATATTAAAGGGCTTACGATAGACTTCGGAGAATGCTATCCGGTTGATTTTACAGTCACAAACGATCATGGGACGCATGCGTACACTGGAAATGAGAAAAGTCGATGGGTAACCGAAGATGTATTTTACGGGACAACGTATCTGATCATTACGCCTACCAAAATGGTCAACGGCGCTGGGCGGCTGCGTGTAAAAGAATTTATCTGCGGGATTGCGAATGTGTATACGGACAAGGAAGTGCAAGCGTTTACTTATAAGGACGTTGTATCCCCGATTTCGGAAAAACTTCCGTCGCAGGACATGACTGTGACGATCGGGAATCTGGATCGTTATTACAACGCGGACAACCCAGAAAGTGCTGTGCGGTTTCTGGAAACCGGGCAGGAGATTCGGGCGTATTTTGGATATGATGTAAATAACGACGGCAAAATCGAATGGCTCGACCCGTTTAACGGATACCTTAAAAAATGGTCGGCGGACGATCAAAAGGCAAAGTTCACGGCGACAGACCGATTTGACAATATGACCGGGAAATACCACAAGGGCACTTATCACCCGAACGGGATTAGCCTGTACGCGCTGGCAGAGGACGTGCTCACGGATGCAGAAGTAGACCCGCGAGAATATTTTATCGACCCGTATTTGAAAAAGGTAACGGTTCAAAATCCAATCCCCATTGTAAAACATACAGAAGCGCTGCAGATGATCGCAAATGCGGGACGTTGCATTATGACGCAAGACCGGAGGAAAAAGATAACCCTCTGGTCTTCCTTTTTGCCTGATGTGAATGCAAATTCGGAGAATCAAACGGCGTTCAGCCGGGTGGAGAATATCCTCATGGACGATCCTGTAGACGCGTATGCAATGGGAAGCAGAGATTTTTCTACGACGGACGGCAGCATGTACTTCCTGCCGGAGAATACAGAATATCTTTCGATCGGGTATGTGAGCGATTCTGTAGCTGGTGCAGACGGCACTTTTGACCCACCGCCGAAAATAGATGTTGTGCTGGAAGCTGGGTATACCTGCTATGGGCTGCAGCTGAATTTTAGGTCAGTCGCACCACAGGAGGTTGTTGTGCGAACCTTTTACAACGGCGAAACGGTAGATGTTTATACCGTGGTAACCCCTGACCTGAATGCAGTGCTGGACGAAGAGCTGCAGCTTTTTGACCGGATGGAAATTACTTTTACGAAGTCTATTCCGGGTAGCCGTGTGACGCTGGACAAGCTGCAGCTCGGAAACGTTACGGATTATGTCCTGGATGACAGGGAGCTACTGGGAAATACGCCGATTGGAACGGTGGACACCAGATTAAAAGCGTTGACCATAAAGAAATGGGTTTACGCAGAGACGGAGACAGTGGAAGACCTGAGTAGCGGTGACATCATCGTGGATGCGGACGGGCAGGAGCTGGAAATCACCATGAATGATCCGGCATACGGCTATGCGGTTGAGCTGGATCAGGAGGAAATCAGCTGCGAAATTGCAGAAAGCTATAGCTATTATGTAAAGTTACGGTTTTCAGGCGTGAGCCAGTCTACGACCGTGAAATACACCCTGAAAGGGCATAAATACACGGTCTATGAAGGAAATTACAGGGTGCAGCACGATACGATTGGGGCAGAAAAAGAATGGAAAAACCAGCTTGTTAGCACCGACTTGCACGCTGCTGATCTGGAAGAGTGGATCGCGGGATATTACCGGAACAACCTGCAGTATGAATTTAAGTACCGCGGTGACCCGCGTGTAGACGCAAACGATCTGTTTTATCTGCAGCGGGAGAATCTGGACACTGCGCTGATACGCGCACATGAAGTACAGCTTACTTATAAAGGAAGCTGGGAAGGGAAAATGAAAGCCAGGAGGAACAAATGGGCTGGATAGAACCGAAAACGGACTGGGACCCGACAAAAGACAGACTGAACCCGGAATCCTACAATCGTATCCGGAACAATCTGGCAGTGCTGGGAGAACTGGTGAATGAGATTTACGCCCCGCTTACGCTGGAAAGCATGGGCGAAGAAAAGAACTATTCCAGCTGGTATTATGCACGGGAATTTAATGTGTTTGAACGAAACCTCGATGCAATAAACCAGACATCCTATAACAAAGTTATAGGGACAACAAAAACATTTTTTGACAATGGGCCATTTATCGACAGCAGCGAACTGAACAGAATCGAATCTGCAACGTTGCGACTATATGAAATTGGTCAGAACCATAAAAAAACATTACCACGCCTGAGTGTACGCTTGGGCAGTTTGAAAGGAGTTAAATAAATGGGAGTAAAACAGGTAAAAGCCGTCATTAACGGCGTAACAACAGTCCTTACGCTGAACAGTTCGACAGGAAAGTATGAGGCGACGATCACAGCCCCGGCAAAATCCAGTTATAAGCAGACAGGACATTATTATCCGGTGTCTGTAACCGCGGAGGACTTGGCTGGAAATACAACCACGGTGAATGATAAACACAGCACGCTTGGATCAAATCTGCGCCTGACCGTAAAAGAAAAGGTTGCGCCGATCATTGCGATTACATCACCTACATCCGGTGAGCTTACTGCAAACAACAAGCCCACAATTACGTTTAACGTAACAGATGAAGATTCCGGTGTGGCAGCAAGTACTGTGAAACTGTACATCGACGACAAGGAAGTTACAGGACTTACCAATTCGGCAATTTCAAACGGTTATACCTTTACCTATACTGTTACAACAGCCCTTGTCGATGGAGCACATACTGTAAAAGTAACCGCATCCGATAATGACGGTAACGCAGCAGGTGCAAAGACCCTGACCTTTAACGTGCTGGCTACAGCTCCGAACCTTGCGATCACCAGCCCTGCAGAAGGCGCTTACTTCAAGGCGAAGACCGTAAGCTTCGCAGGTACTACAAACGGCGCGAAGCTGACCGTAAAGGTGGGCAACGGAACTGCACAGAATGTAACAATTGCGGACGGCAAATTCTCCGGAACTTTCGATCTGGCAGCGGAAGGCAAGAACGTTGTCACGTTTGTGTCCACAAGCGCATCCGGCGTTACCACAACGATTACCAGAAACCTGTATCTGGATACAGTCGCACCTGCTATTTCTGCGGTTACAATTACTCGAACCCCGTAGATGCAGGCAAGACCTATATCATTTCCGTATCCGTAACGGACTAAGGAAAATGATATGGTCGTAAAGCTGACAGGAAAAGTAAACGGCGAGACTATCATTTTTGAACGCAAAGCGGGAGGATTGTGGGTAACTGCAATCCCCCGCGTAAAAAGCGGTGCCTACGCTGTGGAGCTGACAGCAGTCGATGAAGCGGGAAATGAGACGTTTTGTACAAAATATATCCTGACAGTTGACCTCGGCGCGCTTGCGGTAAAACTGGAACCGTTCCCGTACAGCGTGCAGCTGTTGCAAAGTAGTTTCCGGGAGGGCATGCGCATGACGGCGACATTTGATTATGGAGAAAGCAAGCATATCCGGCTGCTTGTAGTCTCGCGAAAAAAGGAAGATTTTGACATATCGAGCGCGTCGTATGTCCTTACGAAGGATGGCGCAAACGATCCGGAAGACAGCGGCAATGTGGTTATTGATGAACATGTTTTAGATGCACTTATAGCGCCAATGCAAAAAGGACGGTATAAGCTGACTATTACATATCACATTACAAATGAGACATTTGTAGAGGAAGTGCATATTGCTGTATTGTAAGGAGGTGTGTCTGTGGGAATCGCAATCACAAAAGTTACTGTGTCGAAAAATCCTGTTGGCACATCGGAAAAGTTCCTGATCACGGTGACAGTTAAAGAACTTACCAGCGAGCCGACGATGTACCGGCTCCCTTACACGTTGGGAAAGGAAAAAGGAGGACTGAAATAAAATGGCAAAACAGGTACTGCCTACGAACTTTATGGATGATATTCTGAATGAATCCATGAACGGGAAAAGAAGATGGATCATTACGCAGAACGATGATGGTACATACACATTTGAGGATGCGACCACCTACGACCAGCTTGGAAATACTTTCGGGCAGGCACAGGTGAACGAGATGAATAAAGCGATCAACGAGAGCGTCGATCAAGCGCGGGTGATTGATGATTACAAAACGCTGGCGGCAGTAAACCAGAACGGTTTCGTGCCAGGCGCGAAACCAGTTGCTCAGTTAATTAGTGATTTGGGTGGCTGCTCATTTGAGCAGGAAGGCGATAATTTTTATGTAGTAGGTGCTGATGCAGTCCGAAAAAAATTGGGTAGCAGCGGGATTGGCGGAACGTTAGAAACCGTTGCAGTAAGAGACCGAACTGTAATGACAAGGAATTATATTTTTAACAATACTGGAGATTACGTATCACTAGTTTTAAACGTAAAAACTCCTCCCAATGGAGGAAATGCAAATTCTGTGACTGTTTATGGTACTGCTATTGGTACAAGCACTTATAAACAAATCCAAAAGATAACTACACTTAATGCAGATGTAACTGTAAATATCAAAGGGTATTATCATATAAAGCTTGCTGTTACTGCCAGCCATTCCGGAAATGTTGGGCATTCCTACGAAGCCACGACAATAACAACCTATGCTTTATCGTAACACCGGCGCAATCATTCGATACTTATCTTATTACTTCTGTCAGGGCGTTTGGTTTTAAGTAAATCATTCAAGTTTAATACAGACATAGAATGCCGCACCTGAACCGTATCCGCCGTATACTTTGAACCCAGTATCCGTTACTTCTTGTAACGCGAGCCGGTTTCCTGTACTTGGGCCAGTAGGAAATGATCTTCTGATGCACTTTGGCGGGTTTGAAGACCCAGAATCCCAGATGAATTCATTTTGTAATTCAGTCCACCACAGCACCAGAGTTCGATCGTTTCCGCTATTCCCATTGTAAAAAGCTTTGGTTATATCGCTTCCGCCAAGAAATCCATACATGATGAAATCTGGCTTAAAACCAACATCGACGGTCGCGCCATTCGGATTCCCGTTATTGCCTAGAAATTTAAAACCTCCCATCGCTACTTTGGAACTTTTAAAAGGGATTACTGGATCAGCACCTCCAATCCTGTATCCCCAGCTGCCGTCTGCATCCTGACCAAAAGACAGACCGCCCAAATCACTACTTAATGAAGTAACCCGTAAACGAACCCAGTAGGGTTCTTTTTGCTATGAAAGGAAAATGATATGGCATATATTAAATTCCGAAATTCAAAAGACTTTGTAAAATGCCTCATCGAACCGAAAGGAAATATTGTTTCGCTTGCCTTTCCTCTTGGCGAAGCTATATCCACAAATACAAGCGGCTTTGACACTTATCTGGATGACAAAGGGGAATTACTTATCGGAGAATATGGCGCATATACTACGGTATATCGAAATTGTCCGGAAAAAAACGGCTATGAACTGTCGAACGATGGAAGTGTGTACACGGAGCCGGAGAAGATTATTTCTTTCCGGGCGGAAGCAGGCGGAAGTTTAGACGGCGAGACAGATCAAGTGGTGCAGGATTATGCGGATTTGGATATACCTACACCGAAACCGGAACAGAATTATGTATTCGTGGGATGGGTTCCGGAAATCCCGGAATCCGGAGCGGTAAAGGAGAGCACTGTGTATCATGCGACTTTTGAATATGTACCTACATTAGAGGAAGTACAGGAGGCGAAAGTGACAGAAATGAATACGCTGCAGCAGAGCATTATTGCAAGCGGGCTGGATGTTATTCTTAGCGACGGAACAACCGAACACTTTACGCTTACCGGGCAGGATCAGACCAGCTTGATGGGGTTGCAGACGCAGGTAGCAGCCGGCGCAGAAAATATCCCTTGGCACACCAGTGATGAAAAGGAACACTGCAAATTTTACAGCAATGCGGATATGCTTCTGATTGTAACCGCGGCTATGGAATTTGTGACATGGCATGTGACTTATTTCCGCGATCTAAGAATTTACATCCGCAGTATCGAAGATAAAGTTGCTGTGGCGGCGATCCAGTACGGAACTGACATTCCGGAGCAGTACCAGAGTGCGCCGCTGAAAGCGATGCTTGCGGCTCAGAATACATGAGAATGGTAAGACCGCTAATCTTGTGGATGATCGGCGGTCTGATCTATACGCTTCTGGAAATTGTAACCCGCGGTCGTAGCCACTGGACAATGTTTATTGTTGGTGGATTATGCTTTTACCTGATTGGACTTATAAACGAGGTTATTCCGTGGGAAATGGCTTTCTGGAAACAGTGCATTATCGGGAGCTTTGTGGTTACCGGGATCGAATTTGTTTCCGGTTGTATCGTAAACTTGTGGCTTGGCTGGAATGTCTGGGACTATTCCCATCTGCCACTCAATCTTTTGGGGCAGATATGTTTGCCGTTTTCGCTGTTGTGGGTACTTGTTTCAGGTATGGCTGTGATTTTGGACGATTACCTTAGATATTGGCTGTTCAAGGAAGAAAAGCCACATTACAGGCTGTTTTAGAAGCTACGTTCTGCTATTCTTGTGGCAGGAGGTGCGCCATGAAAGAACAAATCGTAATGGATATTTTGCGGGAAATGACGGCGATTTTGACGCAGGAACAGTTAATGAGGCTGAAAGAGGTTGTGCGTGTGCAACTGTGCGGATACGACATTCGCAAGAGAGAAACCACTCTGATGCGAACGGATCAGAACTGGTTAAATTATCTGCAAATGTATCTGGATGGTTTCCGACAAAACGGGAAGTCCACGGGAACGATAGAGCAGTACAATTTGCATTTAAGCCGAATGCTCTCGTATGTTGCAAAGAATGTGCAAGATATAGAGGACGACGACCTGATTTCGTACATGTACAAGTATCGTGCGTTACGCAAGGTATCGAACAGATATCTGAACAATATGCGCCTGGTATTTAACAGCTTTTTCCGATGGCTGCAGCGTCGCAAAGTAATCTTTCGTAATCCGGTGGACGGGCTGGAACCGATTAAGTATAAGCAGGATGTTAAAAAGCCGTTGTCTCCGGAAGAGCTGGAAAAGGTGCGCTGTGCCTGTGAGCAAGAGCGCGATCTGGCCATAGTCGAATTTTTATATTCAAGTGCGGTCAGGGTGTCAGAATTATGCCAGCTGAATCGGGACGATATTTGCTGGGAGTCTGATGACGTCATGGTATTGGGAAAAGGCAATAAAGAGCGGGAGGTGTATCTTAACGCTCGGGCACATTTGCACCTGAAGCAGTATCTGGAAAGTAGGACAGATGGCAATCCGGCCTTGTTTGTAGGAACGCGCGCACCGCACGAACGCCTGACAAAATCCGGAGTCAGAAATATCCTAAAAAAGATCGGGAGTGCAGCGGGGGTAAGCAAAGTGCATCCGCACAGGTTCCGGCGGACATCGGCAACAGATCTGCTCCGCATGGGCATGCCGATCGAGCAGGTGCAAGAGCTTTTGGGGCATGTCAAAATCGAGACGACGCGAATCTATTGTACAGTAACAAAGGAACAGGTACGGGCATCACATCGTCGCTTTATGGCAACATGATGTGAGCACATCATATGGATTTTTTGAGACCGCCGCAAGACGGTCTAAGAGAGGTTGTAGGTGTAAGTTGCACCGGTGCAACGGTGGCAGGGGCGGGCGAGAGTATTAAGTAGTGATTTGGGTGGTCTGTCTTTTGGACAAGACGCGGATGGCAACTGGGGATACAAAGCGGGAGGTGCGGATACAGTAACCCCTTTTAAAGGTGATCCGGACTTTGATTACGAACACGGAATTTCGATTCCGTATGTTGTAGCTGCTGGAAACCCGAACGTTTTACATTATTATACAATGACCGCGGAAGATGCGGCTTACTCTTATCTTGCACTATTCGCGGTTACGGCTGGTAGCGTGGTATCGATCGAACTTAGCGGGGTTAGTGGCCCATCCATTGTATGTAATAAGCCGGGTGGAAGCTATTCTTTCGCGCTAATCGCGAACCCTGTTTTGAACGGAAAAGTTAATTTTAGGCACGGAGGAACTGGTGACGGACATGTTTACAAACTTATGATTAAGTAATATTAGCGATACCAGACTCTTACAATCTCCGATCCATACGCATTTCCGCTATTGTTTGAGGTGCTAAAGGTGATTGTTACGGATTCTGTTGTATATGTCACGTTAAGAGCGTTCCATCCTTCCCACCCTCTTGATACAAGACCAGCGCAAACAATCTCTCCAGCATCAGGGATATCAGCCAATAAAATATTTTTGGTGGCAGTTCCAGATGCAATCGTGAAATCGATTGATTTAAGAAAAGAAGACGGTGCTGGTATTGCCCTGTTGTTAATATAATAAACTTTGACATAAAGACCTTTTAAACCATTAACGGATGTCATTACAAGTTCGGAGTTGCTATGTTTTACATAGGAAACACCGATACCGGCGTTTAATTGGTTCGTTCCTCCATTGTACACTTCAATGAAGAAATCTTTTCCATGAACCATAGATCCAAAATTAGGAATTTCAGATACTTTTGTAAAATGATATCCGTGATGCCATTGTCCAAATTCGTGTTCTTTAAAGTCTACTCCGCCACAGTCAAGAACCGAATACTCTGGCGTTTCACCCAATTTTTTTCGCACTGCATCAGCACCTACAATGTAAAAATCGACTCCGTCCTGCTCCAGAGAGCAGCCGCCCAAATCACTACTTAGTTGAGCAAGGAATAAAAAAACTATGTTAATAAGATCCGCAAGGGTCTTAATTTTTTACCCTCCAAAACGAGGGAGAAAGTGAGGAACACATGAAACAGGTATACATTGTAATTCAAGGGACGGTAGCAGCGTTTATTGCATGGCTGTCGGCAAAAATGGGCATTTTGCTCCCAGTCATGGGCGTGCTGATGGGAATGATGGTTATGGATTACATCACAGGGATGCTGGCCAGCAAGAGGGAGGCCCTTGACCATCCGGATGACCCGACGTATGGATGGTGTTCCCGGCGCGGTGCGGAGGGCATCATCAAAAAAGTAGGCTACCTGTGCGTGATTGCTGTGGCGATGGTTGTTGATTATCTGATTCTCAGAGTGGCAGCGGAGGCAGGATTTGAAGTAGCGACAAAGGCATTTTTTGGACTGTTGGTAGCAGTATGGTACGTCCTTAACGAATTATTATCCATAATCGAAAATGCAGGACGCATGGGAGCACCAGTGCCGGAATGGCTGATGAAATATGTCTCTGTGTTGAAGAATAAGATTGATTCTCAGGGCGATGGAACGGAAGAAAGGATACAGTGATCCGATAATCTCCCACGCAGGGTTAAGCGTGATTCTGGGGCGGCTTCGGTCGCCCTATAAAAATAATAAGGAGAGCAGAGCATGAAAAAACTTTTTATTTCACAGCCGATGAAAGGCAAAACAGATGAGGAAATTTTAAAAGAGAGGGAAAAGGCAATCGCCAGCGCAAAGAGAAATTTTGTAGAAGACGAAGAAATAGAGGTTATTGATTCGTTTTTCCAGAGCGCGCCTGCGGATGCGAGACCTTTGTGGTTTTTGGGAAAATCTTTGGAATTGCTTTCGACTGCGGACATTGCGTATTTTGCAAAAGGATGGGAAAACGCAAGAGGCTGCCGCATTGAAAATACCTGTGCCATTGAGTATGGGATTGATGTGATCGAAGATTATACGGAGGACTAAGAGTATGGGAAGCAAAGAGTTTTTAGAAAAAAGTAAACAGGTTGTAGTGGATTATTTCAACAGCCACGCGGACAAAACTGACCAGAAGCAGATTACAGGGGATGACGTATTCGTGGTTTGGTACTGCAAGACGCTTCAGAACCACAAGGCACTGCTGAGCACAAATGTTTCTGACGGTATGTATTATGAGATCACCAATAACGGTGACAAGCAGGAAACCTATGTGGACGCTTACAAAAAATGGGAGAATTTTGTGGTGAGGTAA